CCCCCCCCGGGGTCACACATATGCACATAGCGCACAAACGGCACATAGTGAACACACTACACTGGTGCGCACAGCAGGAATCGGAGAGAAGCAGAGATAGAAAGTAATTAGCAGGCTATGAATTAGTAGGGAACACGTAACAGGCTACGAATGTAACCGCTTGCGCTCAATCAAAAAACGAATTGTAACAATCAGACTTGTTTACAAGCATAGTCAGGCCAGGTTGAGATGGGGAGGAAAAAGCCAGCGGAGTGTAAAGTGTAAGAAAACAACGTCGGAAAGTCTTACACATGCTAACTTGTTGATTTCATTAGACTTTCACTGCGCAAGAAGTAACAGAGCAAGCAAAGCCTGTCAGGATTCTTTACAGACTGCTAAGCAGCAAAGGGATGCAATCCGCTAACCTATTGATTTCATTAGTCTTTTTATCTTTGCTCTTCGCTGGCACAACGCTTGCTAATAACATGGTGCAAGCAAGCCGCTTGCGTTACCAACCTTAAAGAGCACACACCATGACAACCGACATCACTAGCGTTACCAAGCTCCAAGTCTCAACCATCCCTGCTACTGTTGTTCCTGCTGGCCATCTTCAAGTAGTCGCACGCACCCGGGCAACCACCGATAAGACTACCGGCCAAAAGACTGAGATCCCTTTGCATGCGCGCTCACGTTCAATTCTTATTCCTGAGTTCTCCATTGATGCACCATCGAAGTTCGTTTCTTTGATCTCCTCGGCCCTTGGTGAGCTTGCCAAGCAACAGCTCAGCGCAGCATGGGAAGCAAACCCCGATCTGCGCGAAGTGGATGCAGCGGCTTACACGCTGGATAGCTTGCTTCTCTTCTCTGCACGCGAAGCAGAGTCACGCAAGCTGAACAGCGCTTCTATCTTGACATGGTGGATGGACAGCCAATTGCTGCGCACGATGTCTGCACGTTACACGCCTGCACAATTGAAGCGCTTTGTACTCTCACTGGAAAACATCGCAGCGCCTGTACTCTCAGCTGAATTCTACAATGAAGAGAAGGCACTAAAACGCATCGTCACTCTCGCCACGCATCCTGCCGACGCAGAGAATCCAATTGTTATCCAAATGATAGCTAAACTCCAACGCTATATTGATCGCATTATTGCCCAACGAGAGGCAATCGGCAGTATCGAAGAGATTGACGCTTAACATCAGTCTATTCTTATTAGGGGGCCGGGTGGTCCCCTTTTTATTGCTGTGTCTCTGATCTATCTATGATCCCCAACAAATTTTTCTAAATTTTTACCTCAGCCTTCATTCCTCCCTTGTTTACTAGCATGGTGGAGCGTAATATTAGGCTAAGCTAAAGCGCCTCGCGGTGCGAAGGAAAGCCCCATGGAAGAGAAAATCATTGAGCTGGCTTCAGCTGGAGTGCCAAATACAGTGATTGCGAACACTGTCGGCTGCGATCCAAGCTATGTCACCCAGATCTTGAGCAGAGAAGAGAATCAAGAGCGAGTCAGCGAGGCTCGAGCTGCGAAAGCGGCCGAAGGAATCGAGCACGATGGCAAGATTGAGAAGGCAGAGCGGCAAGCACTGGATAAAGTACTCACGCTCTTGCCGATGCAAACAGACGTGATGAAGGTCACGAGAGTTTTCCAGGTTCTCAATCAAGCTAAGAGAAGCAATGATCATGGAATGCTGCCTCAGGGTCAGCAAGGCGGTGCAGTGGTCACCTTGAATCTGCCAGCGGCGGCGCAAGTTCATTTCCGGCTCACCTCAGATCAGCAAGTAATTGAGGTCGAAGGCCGCTCCATGGTGCCGATGCAGAGCCAGAATGTGGCGAAAAGATTGAAAGAGCTGCAAACTCAACGCTTGCTGGCTTCTTCAGTCTCTGAACCAATGATGCCAGTCATCGAGCACAGAACAAAAAGCATTGTCAGTCAGCTATGAGCGAAGCCACTGCGGACTTGATGCCAGATGTAGGAATCACGAGAGAGCAAGCAGTTGAGAGTTGCCGCACCAGCATGGATTTCTTTGCTGCGATCTGCGTGCCTGAGATCTTCAAATTTCTCTATCCTCCCATCTTCAAAGCTATCTGGCAACTCTTGACAAGCGCAGCCCTGGAACAAGTTGGCAAGAAGCGACTGGCAATTGGCATTCCACGGGGCTTTGGAAAAACCATGGTCCTGAAGCTCTTTGTTGCTTGGTGCATCGCTTTCACCAATCGCAAATTTATCCTGGTAGTCTGCAACACATCAGGACTCGCTGAGAATTTCATTGCTGACGTCGCAGACATTCTGAGCAGTATGAACTATCTGCGAGTCTTTGGCGATTGGAGAATGACTCTTGAGAAGGACACGCAAGAACTAAAGAAATTCTCATTCAAAGGGCGCACAGTCATTTTGGCAGGTCTCGGCGCTGGAAGCTCGCTGCGAGGATTGAACATCAAGTTTGTCCGTCCTGATCTGATTCTCCAGGATGATATGCAGAGCCGGGAAGAAGCAGGATCACCAGTGGAAAGTGTGAAGAATCTCTCCTGGATGCTCGGCACTCTGATGAAAGCAAATGATAACCAGCGTTGTCTGCATGTCTTTGTTGGCAACATGTATCCCTACGAAGGGAGCATTCTGCGCAAGCTCAAAACAAATCCAGCCTGGATATCGTTCATTACTGGCGCAATCCTCGAAGATGGTGAATCACTCTGGCCTGAGCTTCGCACAGTAGAAGATATCCTCACGGAGCTAGAGAACGACGAATCAATGGGTCACCCAGAAATCTTCTATTCTGAGGTGATGAATGACGAGGTAGCAGGCAGCAGATCAGGAGTTGACTTCTCCAAGATCAACATGTGGCAAGGAAGCGATGACGAATTGCTGAACTCGCCTGCAGGATTTGTGATCATCGACCCATCACTGGGAAAGAAAAAGAGCGACGATGTGGTGATTACTGCTTGCTTGATCTACAACGGAGAGCCAGTAGCGAGAGAAATTAGCAGTGGCAAATTCAATCCGGGCCAGCAAGTCACAGAAGCCATCAGACTAGCAATGAAATACGGCTTGACTGCCATCGTGGTTGAGAGTGTAGCATATCAAGCCAGCCTCTGCTATTGGATTGAGCAGAAAAAGCTGCAGCTAGGACTGACTTCGCTGCGAGTCTTGGAAATCACACCCCAGGGCAGGCAGAAAGTGATGCGAATTATCGAGATGCTCAAGCAACTGACGGCCCAAAAGGATCGAATCATCTTGCATCCTGTTGTTCGCAGTCAAGTGACTCACCAAATCACCTATTTCGATCCGCTCAAAAAGAACAACACAGACGACGTACTCGATACCCTAGCCTATTTCTGGCAAGTTATCAAAACTCACGGCTATTTGGTTCTCCGGCCTTTCGAGATGCTGGAAGAAGAATCAAAAGCATCATTCAGCGACGAATTACAACTGGAATTCTAACCATGGCAACAGGAAACACGGCTGCGATTGTCTCACCTGAGGCACAACAGAGCATAATCAAATACTCTGAGGGCATCTTTGCAGCGCTAGGAAACAACTTCAACTTCAGGTCCAAATTGTTGGATCAGGATCGAAGCTATGCGCGAGAACTAGACTACACTGAAGCCAAGCGCAGAGCCGAAGCCGCACGGGCAACAGGAGACACCAGCAAGGTTGGCTCGGTGACTTTGCCAGTTGTCGGCCCGCAAGTGGATAGCGCAACAGCTTTCTTTGTGGAGATGTTTCTTACAAGCTATCCACTATTTCCAATTGTTTCGCAGCCTCAAGCAATTGATGTTGGCTTGCAGCTGGAAACAATCATCGCACAGAGTGCAGTCAATTATCAATGGGCTCGCCACCTGGCAATGTGCTTCCGCGATGGCCTGAAATACAACATCCATGCAGCCGAAGTTGATTGGTGCCGGGACCGAGTACCGAGCATCAAGAGCGATCTGACTCAAGGAGTGGAACTTGGCATCCCACAAGAACTCTATTTTGAGGGCAATCGACTCAAGCGATTGGATCCGTACAATCTGATTTTCGATTCACGAGTGCCAGTGGCAGAAAGTCATGTGCGCGGAGAATTTGCTGGCTACACAGAGCTAATCACTCGAATGGAGCTCAAGCAGCTCTTCCTCAACCTGGACAATCGGCTCACAATGAATGCCACAAGAGCATTCACTTCGGGCATGGCAATGTCGACAAGCTCGCTGGGCACGCTGAACACTCACTATGTGCCGCCTGTTAATCCGCAATCTTTCATTGACCCCAACTTTAACAGTCAGAACTGGCTCCAGTGGGCAAATCTGGACACCAAGCGGCGTATTCAATACAGCGACATGTATGAGAAAACTGTACTCTACGGGCGCATCATTCCTCGCGAGCACGGAATCCCCACGAAGAATGACGGAGTGAATGCAGGTGATCCGCAGATTTACAAATTCATCATCATCAATCGCAAAGTAGTTGTCTACGTGCAGCGCATGACAAACGCGCATGCAATGCTCCCAATCGTGGTTGGCCAGCTGAATGAAGATGGCTTGAATCTGCAAACCAAATCCTACGCAGACAATGCAGCGCCTTATCAACACCTGGCAAGTGCTCTCTACAACTCTGCCCTGGCAAGTCAACGCCGCAAAGTCTACGACAGGCTCATCTATGATCCGTCACGAATCAACAAAGCAGACATTGACAAGGTTGATCCGGTAGCAAGAATCCCAGTCAAGACAGAAGCCTATGGCAAACCGCTGGGAGAATCAGTCTTCCAAATTCCATTCCGCGACGAAGGAGTGGCACAGATTCTTGCAATGGGCCGAGAAGTAGTTGGCATGGCCGACATTTCAACTGGCTCGAATAGAATCCAGCAAGGCCAATTTCAAAAGGGCAACAAGACTCGATTTGAAGTTGAGCAGGTTGTCAGCAATAGTGACGCACGGCCAAAAACCAGTGCAATCCTGCTTGGCATTAGTTGGCTGCACCCGATCAAGGAGATGATCAAATACAACATCCTTCAATACCAGCCGCCAGTAGATCTTTTCAACCACGCGCAAAAGAAACCAGTCACCATCAAACCGAATGAGCTCCGCAAGATTTCTTGGGAGTTCCAAATGGCAGATGGTGTCATGCCAAGTGAGCGATATCTGGACTTCCAACTCTTTGGCCAAATGCTGCAATACGCAACTGCGAATCCTGCCGGCGCAGCTGAGTGGGATCTGACTGGCATGTTTGTTTACCAGCTCAAATCGCAAGGAGCCCGCTGGGTAGATGACTTCCGTCGCACGCCGGAACAGCAACAACAATTCAGGAGCCAAATGCAAGCGCAAGCGGCCGCACAAGGAGCACCTGCAAATGCTGCTGTTTAACTTTACAGAGGAACAACTGGCGCTCTTGGCGCATCTCGAACGAGTGGAAGCTGCCAAGAAGCTAGAGATTGACTTTGCCGACCCGGAACAAGACACACGCAATCTGCGACGATCTGTCTATCTGGATGGTAATCTCGCAATGGTTCGGTTCATCCAAGAATTTGATTCTAAACTTATCGCTGAAAGAGAGGCAGAGAAAACAAAACGACTCCCAAACTCGGATCCCACAAACCCAGATACCATCAACCAATCTCCGGAATTTTAAATCATGGCAGGCTTCAACTTCGGCTCTCTCTTCACCAATACTCCCCGCGTACAGGTAGCAAATCCTGCGCCGCAACAGAACAACGCACCGCAACCCACAGGTAAGCCTGGAAGTTCGCTGGACCCAATGGCAGGTCAGCAACAAGCTGGCCAACAGCCTCAGCAAACTCCCCAGAATCAGGAGGCAAATTCCCCGTTGGACGCCTTCAAGACCATGTGGCAAGATGATCCCACTAAACAAACGCAGAACGCCGACCCGTTTGCTAGTCCCTTGTTCAACATGGATCCAGGGAAAGTAAACGAAGCAATTAGCCAGATTGATTTCTTGCAGCAACTTAATCCAGAGCTGATGCAGAAAGCAATGAGCGGACAAGATCCCCAAGCGTTCATGCAGGTTATCAATGAAGTTGCACGAAAAGCTCTGGCAACTTCAGTTCAATTGTCAACCGCCACAGCGGAACAAGCAGGTCAGAAAATCGGGCAGCGCTTCAATACTGCACTCCCTGGCCGATTCAAAGATTTGCAGATTCAATCCCAAGCGCCAACGAATCCCTTGTTGAGCAATCCTTCTGTAGCGCCAATGCTCGATGCAGTCCGTCAGCGGTTGAAAGTTCAAAACCCTGACTGGACTCCGGCACAAATCCAGCAACAAGCAGAGAAATACTTTTCTGACTTCGCTTCTGCGCTGCAAGAATCTGATCCTGCCAAAGCAAACGAGCGCAAAGCTCAGCAAGCGGCAGGGCAAGAATTCAACTGGGATGAGTGGGCCACGCAGAAAGCACCTCAGCCTAACTTTTAACTCTTCGGAGAATTTTCAATGTCTGTAGCTACCTGGTCCTCGGCCACTTATCCCACGGATTTGGCCCAAAAATCGTTCTCAGGAATGATCACCCGCTTGATGCCCAACGGTCAAGCTCCTTTGTTCGGCATCTCTTCGATGCTGGGTGAAGAAACTGCCAATCAGATCGAACATGGTTATTTCAGCAAGACCATGATCTTTCCGTCGATGGTGAGTCACGGCTCTACCATCCTGGCGGCAACTACTACCCTCACGGTGGTGGATTCTACCAACATTCTTCCTGGCATGGTTGTGCAAGTTGACACCACTCGGGAAAACATGCTGGTCCTGACGGTGGCAAGTGGCACCTCAATTACTGTGCAACGTGCAGTCGGCACCATTGCAGCGGCCGACATTCCTGCTGGCACTCGCCTGTACATGATCGGCAATGCCTACGAAGAAGCTTCGGTTCGTCCGGCTTCGCTGATCATCGTGCCAACTCGTCAGATCAATTACACTCAGATCTTCCGCAATACATGGCTGCTGTCAGGCACTGCGCAAGCAACGAGCGTGATTGCTGGCGGCGCACCTGATGCCGAGAGCAAGCAAGATTGTGCGATGTTCCATGCCACTGACATTGAGAAAGCAATTCTGTTCTCGCAGACCTTCACTGGCACGCGCAATGGTTTTCCTTTCCGCACGATGAATGGTCTGATCAACTACATCAACCAACAAGCATCTGGCAACATCACCACGCTGGGTTCGACCACGACGTACACCCAGTTCGAAGCTGCTGCTGATCCGGTTTTCCAACAGGTCACCGACCCGAAGAATCCGAATGAGCGCATCTTCTTTGCAGGTGGCATTGCTCGTCGCGTGCTGCACTCAATCTGCCGTCTGAATTCCACCTACATGATTAACGATCAAGTGACGGAATGGGGCCTGCAGTTTGACACGGTGAAGATTCCGCGTGGCCGTTTCAACATCGTTGAGCATCCGCTGCTGAATGCCTTCGGTTCGTCTGCCAGCTGGAGCAAAATGGCTCTGATCCTGGACTTGTCCACTTTTAATCTGGCCTACATGCGTGGTCGCAAGACTCAAGCGCGTGATTTCAATATGGCTGGGGCTCCTGTGGACAACGGCATCGACGCAGTTGGCGGCACGCTGACCACTGAACTGACCTGCTTGGTGAAGAACGCTCCTGCGAATGCGCAGATGCTGAACTTCACTGCCGGCGCAGTAGGCTAAAGAACTAGAGGGCTGGAGAAAACCTCTGGCCCTCTCCCACTCTTCCCACCAAACCAAAGAAATCATGGCAACCACTCCCAATACTCCAGTTCTTCCGCAAGCACCTTCTGTTATGGCTCCTGTAGGTCTTCCTGCAGCTGCGCACGTTGGTCCTCCCGTTGGCATTCCTACAGGTCCCAGCGCTGCAGATTTGCAGATTCAATTGCAACTCCTGCAAGAACAAATGGCTCGGCTGATGGCAGTTCAAGCTCCGCAGCAAGAAGCTACTCGTGAAGCAAAAACTTACTACCATCAAACTCCGGGTTCTTCCGTGGTGATTACTCGTCGTGGCGCACGCGGCGAACAGATTCCGGAAACTCTGGTCTTTTTTGAAGGCCGCATTACCACGGCTGACCCTGACGCCCAAGATTTTCTTGATGGCATCGTTGACGGCGCAGGTGTGCCGATCTATTCAAAATCTCCCCGTGGCAAGCAAGACGAAGCTGCGGCTGCTGCGGCTGCGGAAGTCGTTAAGGCTGCTGCTCGCACCATCGACAAGCTGGGCGCTGAAGCCGGAGTGAAGCAGTAATCATGGCTACCTGGGCAGAAATGGTGGCAGAAATCTACGAACGCACCAAGCGTCCTGACTTGGTGAGCGAAACCGCGCAGCATCTCAAATTGGCTACGCGGACTGCTCACAAGTCTGGGAAGTATTGGCGCGATCTGACGACTGTCACTGTTTCTTCCCTGCCACTCGATCAAGTGCAGGAAATAACGTTATCAACTGCTGCTCCTCGTATGAGAGCAGTTGCTAGCATTTATAGCGCTGCGAACAACAAGCTCGAATACAGGCCGATTACGGCGGCCGAATTGCTTGACGAAGATGGCTATCTGCGAGTCAATGTCTATTGGGGATTTGGCTCGGTGATTCGTCTTCGTGCTGCGGCTCCGGAAGCAAGCATCCTGTTGAGCTATTACCAATATCCAGTCGTGGCTCCGGAAGCTTCCTATTCCAGCTGGATTGCAGAAGAGCATAGCGACTTGCTTGTCAACCTGGCATCTTCGAGTCTCTTGGCCTCTGTTGGTGAGCAAGAGATTGCAAGGCGCATTGATTCGCTGATCGTCCTGCAGCTTGCAGACTTGCAACAAGACAACCTTGAGACTGTGGGTCGATAATCATGGCATATCCTCCAATTCAAGTCTGGAACAATACAGAGCCAACCGACAGGCAGAAGGCCAAGTACGGTGCAGCTGAACTGCGGGCAATCAAGACTTATCTGACCACGATTCCGCAGATCCTGATGACAGGTAACAGGACGTTGGAGCAGGATGACACCGAAAACTCGGCAGGTAAGCATTACTACCGCACTCAGAACTCTGCGCACTCACTGACAATTCCAACGAATGCGAGTGTGCCATTCCGTGTTGGCAGTGTAATCAATGCAGTGAATGGCGTGGGCGCTGGAGTACTGACGATTGCTAAAGCTTCGGGAGTCACATTGGTGCTTGCGGGCACGGGTGCAATGACGAGCATAGCGGTTGCGGCTACCGGAATGGCAACAATCCTGAAAGTAGCTGAGAATACTTGGTTTGTCACAGGCGTTGACCTGACAGGGACTGCATAATGGCAGCGATACACCAAGTTTGGTACGGCGCTTCTGAGCCTGAATTGCCAGTCTGCTATGAGCGTGTTGTCCTGGTCAAGCAGCCAAAAGGGCAAGCTGCCGGACCTCTTGGCATGGCGCAGTCAGGCGCCGCTTTTGCTGCGCGAGCAGCATGGCTAGCTGATTTACTTTCGTACCAAGCCGACACACTTCAGAGCAATACGCCATCCAACAGTGTTTACTACACGGGCACTAATGCTTTGTCGTTATTCGGGGGTGTTGGCTCCTTAGTTGGACCTGATCCTTTCGGACTTGTCAAAATAGTTAATGGCACAGTTACTAGCGGTCTAAATGGTAGATTTAATACCAGTTCGGCTTCCAATGGAAATTGGCTTGAAGCAACCCATTCGTTTACTGTTACATTGAGCCCACCGCAGACGGCTTTTGGCTTTTATGTAATGGACGTCGGGGACGCTGGCCCGGAAGGAACCGGCGTGACAGTTGACATTGACTATTTCAACGGCGCTACGCTACTTGAAACGGTGGCAATACCTAGATTCTTGCCTGACAGGCCAAGCAGTGACGAAGCGATGTGGGTTGGCTACGAAAATACGGGTGTTCCGTTCGATCGGGTTAGCGTCCGTATCACGCAGACGGCTCCAAGCTCTGCCGACTACGATTACATTGGATTTGATGATTTTACAATCGGACTGCATCCGCCGTGTACGCAGGCATAGACGACATCATGGTCGCCTGACTCAATGAATATTCCATCTCCACCTTCTTCTCCACCTCCAGCAGTAAAGGAAGTTTTAATGTCTCCTGCTCCTTCTCGTCCTCCGATTGCGGCTGAAGTTCGCGCTTGGGGATTAGCAGCTATTGCCGTCTTCGTTCACACTGTTGGCATTGTTTGGTGGGCTGCCACTCTCAGTGCAGATTTCAAGGCGCTCAAAGATTTGCTGGTCGCTCAGCAAACCCAATTCACCGATCATGAGCAGAGACTACGAGTTCTCGAGTCTCGGCCTAAACCCTGATATCTTATCATGCCGGAACTCTGGCTCGATGCCCCTGCAAGTGTAATTAGCCCAGGATTTAATTATCTCTCAGTACTCAGTACTGGGGGCGCTGTGCTGAATGGGCGGGGTGAGGGCATTGTGGTTGAGACTTTCTATCTAACTGATGAAGTTGGCAATGCGCTGACAGATGAAGTTGGCAACGAACTAACTTGGACATAACATGGCCAATGTACCGATTAAAGATCTGCCAGTAGCTACGCTGGCGCTAGATGATGAAGTTGTCTTCACGGATGTGAGTGACGGCAACAAGAGCAAGAATGCAGTAAGAATTCCGCAGCTCACCACCGCCCAGACCACCGCAGGCGGCAATGCCGTTGCAGCGCTGACAGCGGGGAATGTGCTGCTGGATGCGAGCGGGGCGACGGTGCCGATTGGCACGGCAACGACCGCAGTTGCGTCATCACGCACGGCGCTTGCGGCCGACAACAGCGCAACGCTGGAGCTTGCCAGCGGCGTGACGTATACCATGAGTAACGCGGTGGCCCTGCCGAACGGTGTCACGCTCATGGGGCCGGCAAGTGGAAGCGCCACCATTGCAGTCACCGGCAGCGCAACGATCAACGGCGGCACGACTGCAATCACGGTGGCGGCCAATACCGCGTACACGGCGCTTCCGCGCGCCGGTTCGCCTGCTGCCTTTGTAGTGCGGGGTGGCTGATGCGCCCGGGTCAAATCATCGGGTGGCTCGGCAATGCAGGAGGCGCCGCGAGGCCGCCTGTAGCGCTGGACGGCATATCGGGCGTTGTGCTGGCTGTAAGTACAGCGTATCTAGTAGATGCGTGGATGGTTGCGGCAAGAGCAACTGTGCGTGTTGAGCGCGGTTATGGCTCTGGAGTATTTCAAGACCTGTACCCGCATACTGACGGCCAGCTTTATACCGCGCCAAATGGTGGTGGTACAGAAGCTAGTGCATGGGCAGCCGGGGCCAGGCTGCTTGTCGAAACGCCTTACAATCAAGTATTAGCTTCAGAATCTGCCTTGGGCCATCCCGCAGCAGTGACTGATGCAACGCGCCGCGTACTATTGGATGTAAGTTTGCCTACTTCTCCAGCATTTGCTGGTATTTCGCAAGGCACACAAGACCCTGCGCAGAGCGCAACACAGCGAGGCTATGACGCAAACGTTAGTGTGGTATTGAATTCCGGCGTGACGCTAATGTCGCTGGATTCTGATGTAAATTCCACGGGCGCCAACTTGTTTTCTAGCAATGGCGGATCGTCTATATATTTGCTAAGCGACCCAGGAAACGCCCGCTGGTACGCGCAAGACATTGCGGTTGCTACTGTTCGGCCTACGACTTTACCAACGCTAAAAATTGCATTTGCAGACCAGAACGGCGCTTTGTCAACGCAGGATTATTCACACGGATGGGCTGGAGGCGTGTCTCACGCAAACTCCCCGGCCGTGTTATCAGCCACATCCACGCCGCTGCGTTTGTGGGGCGCCACAAGCCCGTTACGCGGACGCTCATACGCTGCAATCATAGTTGCTGGACAGTATATTACGCCTTCACAGATAGGTACCAGCGGGACTCTGGTTCCAAGGCTTTCTGGCGTTGCAAAAAATCGTTATGGTGCGAATGAGATTTCTGTTTATTCGCCAATTCCAAACCAGACATTCAAGGTTTCTTCATTTAGCCCAGCCACTGGAAGCATCCGTGTCGTGTGTGCGTCTGCGGCAAACAGAGGAATTGAGGCATCATTCAACGGCGGCGCCTGGGCTAGCATCGGTACAACGGACTCAAACGGCTACTTGGTCGGCGCACTCGAAGGGCAGGCAGCAGGTTCTGGCACGTTGAGTTTGCGGGTAGCCGGGCAGGGCAGCGCTGCAACTACGGTATCAAACGTCAGGGTTGGAATCGTTGTTACTCGCGGCGGGCAAAGCAACGCCGATGGGCGCGGCGACAACATCGCATTATCTGTGACGCGCAGCCTTGCAAGTAACGCTTGGACAAACAGTACAGCAACCCAAAAATCATGGGTTTGGGCGCTGCTTCAAGATTTGGGCACTTCATACTCCGCCCCTGTCGCAATGGGCGGTCGGTCTCTCGGCGCTACATACCTATACTTCAATGCCGCAGGCAGCACAGACGGCAGGCATGGAGCTTGGCACCCGCTAAACCCTGGCAATAACGTTACATCTAATTTTGCGGAGTGGGTAGCGTATGCGCATACCCAGCAAACAGAGCCGAACTTCTGCATCTGGCACCAGGGGGAGGAAGACGCAGCCGGCGCGGTAACAAAAGCGCAATACAAAGCAGCGCTAATACTGATGTGGGAAACATTTAAGGCCCGCTCTGGATGGTCGAACAAGCTGTGGCTTATGGTAATTGGACGTGACGGCGTTGTGGCTGACAACAATGTGAATCAAATTCGGTACGCGCAAATAGAAGCCGTGGCGGATCGTCCAGACCTGTTTGAAATGGGTGGCAGTCTTGCTCACTTGCCCGTCGGTGATGGCGGGGCAGACAACGTGCATTTTTGGACTCAGGGGCAGAAGGACTCGGTAGTTGCTGTATTCAAACGCCATGCACTTGGCGCTGGTAGATCGCACCGCTACAGCAGCGGCAGCAAATCAACAAATGCGGCGACCATTGTATTTACTGGCGGGGTCGGAAACCTTACAGACGGTGCTTCACCAACACTCGGGTGGACGTGTTCAGACGGCTCTGGCGCAATAACTATGGCGGCCGCCACAAGCAGCGGCAGCACGGTGACATTGACATTCAGCCGTCCAATTATCGGGAATCTGACTGTAAAGTGGTGCAGTCACTTTAGCGGGATCGGCGCAACGCTTGTTGACTCTGACGCGACAACGCCTCTTCCGCCTGAGCCATTTGAGGTTGTGCTGTGATGCAAGCCGTTGATCCCCGCGCAGAACGCGCCGCTCGTCTGTGGATGGGCAAGCCTGGTAACACGCACTGGAGAATATCAACCGTATTTGATCGCGACGACGCGCGGCAGGAAGCGATTTTGGCGCTGCTGACGAATCCCGATGCCAGCTACCTGCAGTGCTACAGCCGAGTAATAGACGGTGTAAGAAAAGTGGTCCCTGGTTATCGTGAACGCAATGTTGTACAGACTGTATCGCTTGATGACTGCCCGGAACTCACAGTAGATTGCCAGGCCGAACGGATGACTCTGCTCAGAGAAAGAGCTGCAATCATTGACGCATTGCCAGAATCACAGCGCCAGATAATCATGCACGACATGAATGGCGACAGCAATGCAGAGGTTTCAGCGGCCCACGGCGTGAAAGAGGCTACCTGGATTGCTAGGAAAATGACGCTGTACCGCAAACTGGCAAAAACCGGCTTTTGAACTTAAATGTAAAGGAATGAAAATGACAACTTACACTCCTGCAACTCCCCAAGATGTTTTAGACGCGCAGCTTCAACTTTTGCGCGCTCAGATTGACGCGCACAGAGCTCAGGTAACGATGATGATTGCGACTCTTGCCACCGAGATTATCAACGACAAGCACGCAGCAACGAGCCGCAACGCAGAAGCTGCGGTCGCGGAGGCAGCCAAGATTTACAAACTTTCTGCGCTCGAAGCTGCCAAGCCTGACCTTTATGGCCCTCTTCACACATGAGACGCTATGGCGACGCAAACTTTCAAGCTGGCAGTAAATAACGCAGAATTTCCATTTCTGTATGCCAGGGCAGCCCGATCTGTCTTGCAGCCAGGGCTCGATGTAGCACCGAGAACCAGTGCAGCGTTCGTAGGAACTACAAAGAGCTTTGACTGGAATCTGGTCAAAATGATTTATTGCGAGAATGTCCTCCCAGTTGCTGAAGGAATCATTTCCACAGGCACGCAGGAGGACATTCTGCCATTTAGCCCTGCAGCCACCGACTTCGATCAGTTCATCACGATTCGAGATTCCATCGAGCGGAACTATCTGATGGTGCCGGCTCGAGGAAAGAATTATGTGCTCAATCCCGACACACTAGTTTGGGAGAGCAAGAATCCATTCACCTGGGCCGATGACAAGAAGATTGTCAGTCGAGCCTATGTGGATGGTCGCACCTTTATTTTCTACGAACGTGACAGACTGCTCGAATGGGATCCAGTTGGAGAAGTCTTCAACACCTTGACGCTAGTTCTGCCTGCAGGACTGGCAGTGACTGATATTCGTGGCTGCGCTGGAGCTTCAAACTATCTGATTCTCTATACGGATCAGGATGTTTTCTGGGCTCTAGCTCCTGGAGTGCTGGACTTTACTGCTACCGCTGCTGGTGCAGGTGGTCAGATTCCGATCGACCTCAAGGGCCAGATTACCTGCTGCGAAACAATCTCCGGCGGCTTTATAGTCTACACTACTCGCAATGCAGTTGCAGCTTTCTTCACCAACAATGCAGCTACTCCTTTCTCCTTCCGGGAAGTGCAAGCTTCAGGTGGAGTCTCTGGCTATGAGCAATTGACTTCTGACGCCAACCAAGCCAAGCATTATACTTATGGCTCAAGCGGCCTGCAAGAATTGGATTTGCAGAGAGCAGACTTGATTCATCCGGATTGCACCGATTTCCTCTCGCAGCGGCAATACGAAACCTGGGACAGTGCAGCTGGTGAGATTGTGTCTTCGTTTCTCGGCGGCGCGCTGGAAGTCAAGCTGCAATTCTTGGCCAATAGGTATCTGGTGATTTCCTACGGCAAAAAAGAGGGTCAATTCACCTATGCTCTCTTCTTTGATGTTGGCCTGCAACGCTGGGGCAAAGTGCGAGTGGACCATGTAGATGTGACAATCCTCCCCAGCACTGTTCTCGACACTCTTGGCTTCCGCTGGTTTGAACTTATTGGTGAGTGGGAAGACTATGATGTGACTTGGGAAGACCTGGAGCGGCCAATTGCTGGAATTCTGCCGATTCGTACAGGCTTTGCATTCCTGCAAAACACTGGAGCAATCAGGACTCTGCAAGCTGAGATGCCTGCTGACAACAAGGAGGGAGTTGCAATCTTTGGCCATGTGCAAGTGACTAGAGGTAGGGCGACAACCTTGAATGGTGCAAGCTTCGATGGAGTCTATGACGATCCGCTACCTGTCGTGAGAATCATGGGTTCATTGCCTGGAAATGGCAAAGTCCGAATGCCTGCTACTGCTACTTACCAATTGCCTGCAACTCCGGAACTCTTGCAAATCCTGCCGGGAGCTTCCAAGCAAGCCTATGAAAACATCGATGTGGTGCTTGAAGGCAAATTCGCACTGACCTCTGCAATTCTGGAGACTACAATTCATGGCTCGCGGTAATCTCCCAGCGCAAACTCCGGTAGTTCCAAAGGAATCTTTTGTTGCTTTCGATTTGCTTTATCGGCATGTGGCAGATCTCAGCAAGGATTTAGACGGAGTGCTTGGAACCAATCTGACTAAGAGAGTATTCTTGGTGAGTCAGACCGGACAGACTTTTGGTCCTGGCGGTCTTCGGCTGCTGAAAAAGACAGTACCAGCTGGAACTATTCAGCCTGGCGCGTTGGTCCAGCTCTCGCTGCAAACCAACAAATATGCACCGTTTGCAGGAGGTCACGGCCTTTACATTAAATTTATACAAGGGGCAACTGCTGTTACGGTGCTACAGTCTTTCCCTCCTGCCACTCAAGAATCTACCTCAATCTCATTGCAATTTCAAATGTCGGCTGATCGACGTTGGGGATTCTTTAGAGGACAAGCAAACATCAATTCTTTCGGCACACCGGTGCCCGCAAGTGATACACTTTATGGACTTGATAAAACACTTACAAACTCAGACATAACAATTTACCAGCATGCTCGAAGTGGTTTAGCTTTTTCTAGCTATTCTAGTCCTCCCTTTGTAGAAACTGTGCTGATTGATTTTGATCAGCCTTTTGACGTAGTTGTAGACGTTGACCTGTTAGCTACTGAGTCAATTGAGATTATTCATGCATCTCTAGCCATTACCTACTGTGACACGGACAGCGGTCAACTTGCAAAAACAGTTTTTTATGGTGATAGCATGACAAGCATGGGAGATTCAAATTCATTCCCCTCTCAGGTTTGTAAATTACGGCCTGGCCGATCTATGGTCAACCATGGCCTCGGAGGACAGCTTGCAACTTCTATTGTCAACCGTTTAGTTCGTGGCGGATACGCGGCCAGGCAGTGGGATTGCGTACTTTGGATTGGCGAGAATGATGCGTCAGGAGATCAGAATGCCTGGTGGACAACAATCAAGACGCAAATCGACAGAGCTATAGCTTTTAGAGGAAGCAGGCAACGTTTGATTATTGTGAATTTACTGCCAAATGTCACTTGGGGGGCTTCGATACAATCCGCTCTTCTTTACGTTAATTCACAGCTAGCTACAACTTACGGCTCTATCGTGGCTGATGTGCATACAGCCTTAGCTACGTCTGGCGGACAAGTTCCCGCAGGCAAACGAATTGATGACATTCACCTGAACACTTCAGGGAATGCGGATGTGGCGGCAGTACTGAATGCAAAAATGACAGCACTGGGCTGGCCTTAAACTGGCAGCAGCTTTAGCTATTCCTTGCTTGCTTAGCAATCTTTGGCTGCTATACTGCGCCTAACATCGGAGAACACTCATGGCAATTCAAGCAGAACAAGGCTCAACTCTCTTCAATCCGGCCATGCTGGATGTTTTGTCACGAGCCATTGGTGGAACAACTGACCAGGACATTACCAAGGGTGGTTCTACGACGGGAAACCAGACGCAAACTGGAGCCCAGACTGGAGTCACAGATCAAACTACGCAAAGCACAGCGGACGTAGATGCGCTCAAGCAAGTATTCGCTCAGCAACAAGCAGGCATCACGCCGCAGATGCTGGCTGCAATCTTTGCCGAGGGTCAGAAAGCTGCGCCGCAGCTAGTGGCTAACACTGCGAATGCGGTAGGCGCACGCGCAGGAAACAACACGCCGTTGGCCGTTGCGCTCACGAATCTGAATGCTCAACTCACTAGCAAGGCTGCTGAGTTGGACATGAATCAGAAGAATGCGTCTAGCGAAACAGCTGCCAAAATTGCTCAGCTGACTGGCGGTACCAAGACGACTGGCACCAATAGCCAGACCAGCAACCAGAACACGGCAAGCAATACAGCTAGCAGTGAAAAAACCAACGCCCAAACTGACACGCAGCCCAATTATGGCAATGTGACAAACCTGCTTGGTCTTTTGCTTGGCGGACAAGCAGTGAACACGGGCTTGAAAGATCTGGGTGGAATCTCAGGTGCAGTTGGCCAGGGAACAAATGCCATTGGCGGCCTCTTGCAGCAATTACTCAGTCCTCTGATCAACGGAACGGGGACTCCGTCGCAAGACTTTCTAGGTCAAGCTGGGGCGCAAGTCGGAGGTAATTTCACTCAATTTCCGGGCATGGACTTTGGAACTCCCGGCGCCAGCATGCAAGTTCCAGGCGGCACTCCAGGATTTGATTTGTCAGGTTTTCTTGGCGGCCTTGGCCTTGGAGCGCAGAGTTCAGAATCTGATTTCTGGTCTGCGATTGGGCTGGATCCAAGCACTCTCTCATTTGGCTCAGCCGCAGTTGATGCAGGAACCACTGATCTTTCGAATCAGGATTGGTTCACAGGCGAAGGCTGGAATACCCTTGATTGGGGCCAGCCATGACACTGGCTATTAATCCTTCCATTGTCGCCAAAGCTGCGATTCTACGCCAGCTGGGAGTTAAACCCAGTGATGGACTGCCCAGCTGGGCACGACAGATGGGAAAAGAAGTTGATCCTGCAACTAATCCCTACTGGACTCCCCAGGAGAGGGGAGATGGACAAGAAACACTTGGTAGCGGCGGGGGTGAAGGATATTACGGCCCTGTCTCGGAATTTGCCGCCAATCAAGGCTCCGGTGAAAATATGGAAGGCCGTAAAAACGCAGATATTCCAGGGCTCAAGGCTATGCTCCAAAGCACAGGCCAGCGACTAATGGAAGCTAGCAACGGCCAGATGAACGCTAGATGGCTGCAAGACGCTTCTGGTAAAATCACAGCGACTCCCCAGATCGAAAAAGTCGATGATTCAGCTTTCTGGACAGCTGCCCAGCTTGCAGGCGGAGCTGTCGGAGGTGCTGTTGGGGGCCAAGCAGGAAGCGCATTGGCAGGCGCCACTAATGCCTTTGGCAACACCGCAGTTGAAACTGGCAACTTCTCGCAGGCTCTTAAACAAGCACTCATTTCAGCAGGAACTTCCTATGTCGGCGCTAAGGCTTCTTCTGCTAGCGGTCTTACTGGTGCTGCTGGCAACGCAGTTGGCAGTGGTGTTGGATCAGGTCTTGGGACAGCTGCACGTGGCGGCAATCTCCAAGAAGTTTTGAAGAGTGCATTGATCGGTGCCGCTCCTGGAGCTGCGGGTGCGCTAGGAAATAACAATCAAGCATTGAGCCCAATCCTGTCTACGCTGGTTCGTCAGCTGGCCAGTAGCGCTGTTGGTCGTGCTCCGAGCAAAGAATCTGGCAGCATTCAATTGCTCATGGCCGCCTTGAAAGGTGGAGGTAAATAATGGAATACGCAAAAGGTGATGTAGCAACTATGCTGGAGAAAGCTCTGCAAGATGCAGGGTTGGATCCTCGCTATGCACGGGCTATTCTGGCAGCTGAGAATACAGGATCAGGTAAATTCAATCCGAGTCAAAAGATCAGTGTGGCCACGACCTCGCCTAAAGGTGCGCTGGGCTTGACGCAGATCATGCCTGCTACTTGGAATGGCTTAGTGGCTCAAGGCTACCTCTCGGACAAAGCAAATCCGCAGACCCTTGAAGGCCAGATTGCAGGTACAGTTGCAGTGCTGAAAGAGAAGACTAAGTATGCAGGTAATGACCCTGAGCTCATGGCAGTGGCTTATAATAGCACGCCGGCTAGGGTAGCGGCTTACAAAGCTAGCAGGGATCCCAAGGTTCTGCTTCCTGAAACGCAGAAATACAAAGAGAAATTCATGGCCAATTTTGATCCCACTCAAGGCACTCATCCGGCCGGCACCTTTGATAATGTACTGAGCACTGTACAGCAAGTACAAAATCAAGGGCAAATGTTGCTTGGCAAGATTCAAGGAGTAACCAGTTCGTTTGTCGACGATGCAGGAGATGCAGCTAAAACCTTAACGGCAAAGGGTGATGCGGAAAGCCGACTGGAGCTCACACGAGCTAATCGCGTCATTGACCAGCAAGCCTACATGCGCAACATTATGTCCGCAGCTGGAATTGATAGCGAAGCAGCTGCAGGTTCATTCCAAGCCAAGGCTCGAGAGATTGCTCAAGCGCACAATGAAATCAGAGCATTGCAGCCTGAGATTCAAAAGTTGCGTGGTGTATCTTTTCTTGATGATCCTCTCGGCTGGGTTCAGGCGCAGTTCAAACTGGAAGCAACGACTGGACGCTACAATGCAGCTGCCAAGGTTTTTAACGATAACACCGCAGCAGTTGGTGCCTTGCAGCAAATGGCTGGCAAGCAAGCTGCACTGCAACCTGGTGTGAATCCCAATAGCATTCTAGCCGAAGCCAAACTGGTTGCCGAGACCAAGAAGTTGCAAGCTGATTTTGACCTTCTGCGAGTTTCTCAGCAGACAAGACAAGCTCAACTTTCCGCCTATGCGACTGAACTCCAGCTGGGCCAGCAACAAGTTCGCACTGCATTCGACCTGGCTCAGATTACAGCGGATCAAGCCAAGCGCGCAGAGATGGCACTGGCAAAAACCAAGAGCCAGAAAGATCTGGTGGCAGTCAATGCTTACCAGGAGCGGCGAGGTGCTGGACAGTTTGCTGACATTCAGAGCTTTGATAGCTTGCCCCCCGCTGAGCGAGCAAAGATTCTCAAGTATGCACTGGTGCCTCAGATGGCGCTAGGTGGCACTCCCGGTGAGTCCTTGAATCAACTGATTGCAGGTAAAGGCTATAATGTAGTCAGGGCTGAAATGCCCCAGGCAGGGCAAAAATTTATGGATACCTTTGTGGAGCGTGCAAGGGTTGCCGCACAGACGCTGAAAGCCGCAAATCCCAGGGCCTCGGAGGAAGAAATCTTTGAATTGGCCGCAGAAGGAGTTTACGAAAACTGGAAAAAAGAACTCAAACTTCGGGACTATTCCAGGCTAGATTCGGCTAATCCGCTGGCGATGAATGCGGCAGTCTATGCTCAAGCTACGGGACTGAAAGATAATCTAATGGCTGAGTTTGTTCGAGCTCAACCTAATGGCGGGGCAGGACTCACACCTAAAGACATTCTGAGCTATGCAATCAGCCAAGTGCAGGTTGGAAAGCCAGCTGCGCAAATCTCAGATGAAGTGCGCAAGTTCTTTGAGGTTGGTATGAAATCTCAGTGGGAAGCATACCGGCTTGATCGCCTTGGTATCCCACTGACTAATCCTGAGACTGGCAAGTTTGAATTTCCTGTCAGTGGCAATGTGTTTGGCGTTTGGGACCGGATCAGCGATCCTCGCAAGAGCAATGCGAATGTCAAAACTTTTGACCTGCTCAATCCGGCCGAGTTGCAACAATTTTTGATTCTCAACACGGTGGCAACAAAGTATTCAAATTCACCGACGGGTGTTAGCGATGTGCTGAAAAACATCAGGTCTAATACTCAGCGCGGCCCTGGAGGTATTGCTCAATGAATCTCGAATCAGCAATTGCAGCTGCCGATTCTGCTCGCATGCAAGCGGGCGGCCGATCAATCTTTGAGAAAGTGGCTGATGCTAGCACTGCAGGTGTAGCAGGCGCAGTTGTCAGCGGGCTTGGCTCGATCTATAATACTGGAGTTTGGATCGCCAACAAAGCATTCGATTCCAAGCTGGAAGAACTCGAGACTGGCAAAGTTCTTGGGGAGATTGACCGCGACTGGCAGAAATATTATCAAGCCAACAAAAGCGCAATTGACACTGTTGGCTTCATTGGTGGCGCTTTCATTCCGGGCGGCTTGGCGGTCAAAGCTCTCAATGCGGCTCGTGCAGGAACTGGAGGTGGAGTGATTCGCTCTACTCTCGGCTACACGATGCACAAGCAGGAAGAATTTTTGCAGGCAGGGCTGGCGCAGATCGCCACCAAGGGCGGTGATGTATTTTCCACCCTGAATCGCAACAAGCTCTATTCGATGGCATTCGGTGCTGCGGATAATGTCCTTCAGGCCGCAGTGTTCGAGACAGCCGCAGCAGTTGCTATGCAGCGTAGCCCCACGTTTGACAATGAATCCTGGACAGATATTTCCTGGGATATTGTCAAAACTTCGCTCTTGGGCGGTGCAATTGGTGGCGGAATCGAAGCTCTCTGGACCAACAAAATCTTCCGATCAGCTGGCAAAACAGTTGAGGCTCAAGCTCGCAAATATGATACCATCGTGGCCTTGTCTCGAGTCAATTCTGACCTGGGAGACAAGACATTCTCTCTCATTAATGACGCGCTGGATATTCCACTCAAGGCTCTTGCTGGCGATGCGAAGTTGCCATTTGCTTATCGGATCAATGGCAAGGATCGCTCTGTCGAACTGGACACTGCTGGACTCTACGAAGCCAAAGCAAGAAGCGCAACAGAACGTGCTTATCAAACCTTCCAGAAGAATCTCACTGAGAGCGTTGCCGGTGATCCTACAGTTGGTGCTCCGTTCGGGGCAGCAGTGCTGCGAATCGTAGATGAAGGTCAGAAAGCTGGCAAGGAAGCAGGAGCCATCAGGGAAGAATTGCTGACGCACCTTGCAGGCTTGCAAGAGATTAAATCACTGGGAAGCACCAAGGTAGACTTCACCAAGGATGTGGTCTATCTGGTTCCTGGAGCATCGCTCATTGGCAAGGATTCCAAGAATCTTTTCTCTTCGATTCGCCCGGATGCAGCTGCCAATGGCTATCGCGTGGTAGGCGATATCAAGGATGTCAAATTTGGCACTCTTGGGCAAGAAGGAGTAGGCGACAAGATCAGTGATGCCTATGAGGCAGGATTTGATGTGGTCATTGCTGGCAAGAAGGGCAAGCTGCATGTGAATCCAGCAAGCACAAAGCTAGTTCGCAGCGAGAAAGCCAGCGAGGATACGCTCAAGACAGTTTTCAATACTCGCAGTGGGCAAGCAACTGATACCTCGGTGGTGACCGTAGCTGATATCATGGCAAAAGGAATGCCAGAGGTCAGCAAGAAAGGAGTCATTGCTGAGGGCAGAGAGTGGAAATTCACGATTGATGAATCCGCTCCGACTCTCGATTCTCTTGCTAATTCTGCCCGCCATCTCTGGGCGACCACTATTGACTCGCTGAAGGACAAAGTCATTGCAGCTGATGATTTCTCCGTCCTTGATCGCATTGTCTCTAAGTCTGAGATTCTCCACGAATCGACTCGCATCAAGCTGGCTGATGGCTCACTGATCGAGGTGCCAAAGAATTTCCGCGATTGGGTGCTGTCGCAGAAGATTGACACGGCTCAGAAACTCCTGGTCGCTGCAAAGG